GTCGCGCATGCGTGCGAACGCTCCACTGATGTATTGCAGGTTCGGCGTGTCGCCGGGCGATGCCAGGCTCGTCTTCTGCACCAGGTGAATCATGTACTGGCTCACCACGTTATCCCGACAACGGCGGATGACTTCCTCGAGACTCACGCCCAAAGCATCCAGCCGCAAGGTGACGGGGATCCGCAGCTTGGCCCGGTTCCCCTCCTTGCCCTTGGCCTGCTCGACCAACAGAAAACCGTCCTTGACGTCGTCGAAGCGCATCTTGCCGATGTCCTCGCGGCGTTGCCCGCTCACCAAGGCCAATTCCATGGCGTTGGCGATCCAGCGAGTCGCCGGACTCTTCGTGGCCTGCTCGTAGATCAGACGGTAGTCGTCCAGTGTCAGGCGCGTGCGCGTTACCGTGATCTCCGGCTTGAAAACAGATTCGACGGGGTTCTTGCCGACCTCGACGTGGCCGTTCTCGATAGCCTCTCGGAAAACATCCAGCAAAACTCCGCGGAGCTTTGATGCAGAGGACGCCCCGCGTTCCGCGGTCGCCTGCTTGAGCGCGTCGGCGATCTGCTTAGGCGTGATCTTGCCGACCGAATGCACCGAGAAATCCATCGCCCGCACGGCGTTCAGCGCAGCCTTAATGCCGCTGAGTGTATTTTTCTTGACGTCCGAACGAGCAGCCTCATAGGTATCGCACCAGGCGCGCAGCGAAATGTCGTTTCCGTCGATTCTCTGAATCAGCGATACCTCACCCTTGCGCCGCAGCAGTTCGGCGTTAGCTGTCTTTACCTTGGCCGACGCCAGCCGGAAGTCGCGACCGAGACCGAACGTTTTTCCATCCTCCGGATTTTTGAACCAATAGTAGCCAGCCGAATTCTTATAAAGATTCGGCGGCCATCCCCTGCGATCCGCGTTACGCCGCCTTGCTGCCATTGGTCATCCTGTTGATCTCGTCTGCGACCGGGTCGATATACTCCGCATCCGGCCGGCAGAAGTATGTGCGTCCGACCTTGATCGGCATAGGCCGAATCTTGCCATTGTTGACCCAATTTCTCAGTGTGTGTCGGTGAGGCATCCGATCGCCGAATATCGCCTCAGCCCACGCGCTCACCGGTATCAGTCGCGCTGCCATCATTCCTTCTCCCTCTCCCAATGTCGACATGCCGGCGACCGAAACAATATGTCGCTACCCGGCCCACCTGTCCAATTCGCCCGCATCAGCGCACACTTTCGATATGTGTTTGCTGTGTTGCCACTCACGCGGACCGCATGCTCACAACTCTTGCAGGTCTCGCCCTGCGGCCCGGTTCCGGGCGGCGCCGCATACCCGTTCGGCCTAGTCGGCTTGCGTACCGCCTTCGACTCGCTTATCTCGATTACGACTGTCTCGCCGAACAGGTCGACGACTTCTCGTCGCTCCATTGGACCTCCCAATCCTTTGCCGTAGTTGCGATGACTCGTTTCGCTTCTTCCGTCATGCCGCCCGCTTCTCTGCTGCCACCCGAATAATCGCTGCCAGCGACTGGACGATCTCGACGCGGGTTTCTTCGTCAATGTGACCCAGCGCATTGTCGATTGCGCCTCGGTCAGAAAGATCGGCGATAACTCCCCGCGCTGCGGCGTGGGCCCAATCTGCTGCGGCTGGCGGGTTCTCATCCTCCGACTCGCGCCACTCATCGCTCGCGTCGTAGGGGTATTCGGCGCCATGTTTCAGGCATCGCTCAGCATTTGTGCTCATCCCCTCACCTCCAGTTCGTCCCTTTCAGCCTCGGCAATCTTCGCCCGAGCCTCGTCGACCATTTGGCCCCAGCGCTGCACGAATTCCCTAGCCGATATCAGATCGCACTCGCGGCACTGGCAGGCCCACGTGATTCCATGGCTGCATGTTTCGCCTAGCATTGGGCCTCCAACGCATCGAGCAATACCGATAGCTCATCCGCAAACTTGTTCGCGTCGTCGCAATCCTTCCCGAATCCACCTTTCTCGATCCGGTGGCGCAATGCCTCTGCGGTCGCCTCTTCGGGCTCCCATTGGCCTTCGAGCCCGTAACAGGAGCAATGTCCACCGTTGACCTCGTATAGCTTGCCATCCCTGCGGAACAGCACGAACGCATCGCCGGAGTAATTCTCATAGCTGTAGTAGGCGAGCATGATATCGACGCCTTGATACTCCGGTTTTTCCTGCACTGGAATGGCGTCTTCGTCTCTATATGACGACCAGCGCGTGCCGTCAAAATCCGTGAACACGTCGATTGCCGTGCCGTCCTTCCAGTCACCCAGATAGATTGCTTCCATTGTCATTTCCTCGGCTCCCTAACCACATTAATCCTCGCCGCGACCAGTCCCACGGAAACCTTGTCCTGCGAGTTGTCGGCCATCATCTGCGCAAACTTGCTGCAAAGGTCATGCACCTGATGCGTCGTGGGCTGCTTTGCCAGCGAGAACGAGCGGTGCGATTCGTCGAATGCTCGGCGGCTGTTGATGTGGTTCATTCGTCCTCGTCGTGTTTATCGTGCGGACAGTGACGTCCTGACTTGGCTGGTTCGCCGTCTCGGAGTTGCGGGCACCATGACTTGCCGCACTCGCCGTCCCTTGACGCTCCGCAGCGACCATCGAATGGCGCCTCTCGCTTGACAGATTCGGGGCCGTTCGGGCCAAGGCGCAACTCACGGATAACATTAGCCCGCCGCTTTGCATCCAGGCGGATCATGTGCTGATACGCGTTGATGACTGACGCGCAGACCAGCATCTGCTCCTTCGTCGGCTCGCCGTAAGTCAGGATGTACGAAAGGTCTCCAAGGTCTTCGCTCGGCGCGGGCCAGCACATGTTGTTGAATGTTCGGTAGTACCTCCCCATCATCCTTCTCCAAACATGTCGATGGTCTTGGTGTCGCGCTCTGGAGCTGGTTCCGCGAGAATGTCGCTGAGTCGCGTACTGCCGTCGCCACCGTATGGAAGGCACTGGCCGTCCCATCCGATAGCGCACAGTTCGCCCATGCTTTTTATCGGCTTGCCTTGCGAATAATCAGGCGAGTCCCATCGGGTGATGTCGCTCAAATTGAGTCGCGCGGCTTCGGTCGCATCTTCTGAAGTTGCCGCCATAACTACGGCGGTCCACGTGATGTCTACGGCGTAGGGTTTCATCGCACCTCCCTGCTGCAAAGAATCCGCACCATCAAGGCGCAGCGCACTGGCTGATTCGGAAAGCGCGCGAATAGCCAGTCGATCATCCGGGCGGTGTCACTCATACAACCCATCAAAGAATTCCCGCTGCGCCACGTAGACCCATAGCCAGGAGACGAACATTGCGAAAATGGCGTCAGTCATTGCGGTTCCTTTTTAGATAGAGCGCGGTACACGATCTCGTATGCGCTGTGTTCGCCGGCTTCTGTAAGCGCTTGACCGATTTCCTCCAGCGCAGCGCGCCATACCGCATCCTTCCTCAATCGCTCTGATTGCGCGGATGCGTAGAGGTTATGCTCGCCGACAGGTAGCATTGAATAAGCAGGCGCGATCCAACTCAACCCGCAAGTGTTGTCGGCATAGATTCGGGCACACGCCACCGGCTGCGCATCGACGGCTGGTGCTACAGGGGCGATCTGGGCCTTCATCGCCCGAATATTCGCGTGAATGCTGCCAACGTCTGGCAGTCCTTCGGCGTCCGGTGGGAACTCGCTTGCATAGGCGATGCGGGCGGCCCGAAGTCCGTCTATTATCTCTAGCGCTTCTCCATGCTTCTGACGGACGTATGCGATCTCGTTGTCTCGCATGACCTCTACGGCCTCAAGATCACGGATGCGGGCGGCTTGCTGCTCGATCAAGACTTGGGATGCATTCCACGCTTCATGAGCCGCCATGCGCGCCATGCGAAATACGCTCGCGCCTTCGTCGTCATCCTTGGCTGCTTCAGATAGGGTGCGGTACCACGCCGTGCTTTTGATGTGCGCCTCAAACAGATCTTTTTCAGTCATGATTTGCCCCTCTTGAGCGCTTCATTACGGATGGCTTCCTCCCAATAAGCAGCCTCCTCACCATGACCGTGGTCACGCAGGGACTGTATCTCTTGCTCAGATGGCAACCTCTTTCCGGCGTCATCCGTTAGTGGCCGTTCCGCGCCTACTCCCTCATGCACTCCCTCACTTTGAGGGATACCCATTGGGAGGGGCACCCGCTCCGTCTGTGCTACTGGTTGCGGGAATACGGCGAGCTCAGCGTCTGCGAGCTTCCGAATATCATCTGCGATCGCGTGCCCGTCTGGAGTTCCAAGGTCAAACAGCCGAGCGATGTTTTCAGCGTCTTTCAAGGCGACACGGCGGATTGCCGCCCGCTCGTCCTGCTCGACCGATGGCGAGGCAGGCTTGCTTGCTTCATTGGCGGGATGGGGAGCGCTAGTGCGTGCGGCTTTCTGCGCAAGCCATTCATCAACGACAACGTCAATATTGCTTCCAAACTTCCACGGTCCAGCGTGACTGCAATCGAGAATGACGCCAACAGCATTGCGCAAATAGCGGTAGCGTTCCGCCTCTTGCCTGTCGATAGCGGCAGGCTGGCGGGCGAGAGCAGCATCGCCGGCAATGTCATGCACAGTGAACAGGGCATCATGCCAGGCGATCTGCCATGTAAACCAATCGACGTTCATCCCGGCTTTGCGTTGAGCTTCGAAGCCTTCGCGCATCTGCGTTTTCTGGTCCATCATATCTGCTCCGAGCTTGCTGGTAGTGGCGGTCATTTCGGGGCTCCGTTAGATTCGGCCGGAGCGGCGGGCAGCGGCATCCAGTGCGTAGGCTCGATAGGCCAGCAGTTAGGAGGGTCGTCGGCTTCGACGGACGTTTCGTACCACCCCGGTTCGGCGTCGTCCGGTTCTTCCCACTGCTCGGATATGTACGCCTCTGACATCCACTGACCGCGAACCGTGCGCCATTTCCCGGCGCTGTTCAGATAGCCGAGCAGCAACGTGCGGCCGGTCTTAGGTGCCGTCTCTATTGGTTGCCACACAGTCGCGGCTTCGCGAGGGAGCGGCGCGGCGTAGACGATGCGTTTCTCGTTGGAGACAGCCGCATACTCGGCGGCCGTAGAATCGACCCACTTTTCGCCTACCATCACCTGGTAGATCGGCTCTTGCGCCCAACCAGCAGCTATCGCGGCGTCCCATACCTTACGCGCTACATCGCACATCGAGTTGACGAAGCGAACGCCGTGCGACTCGCTTATCAGCCCTTCCTTGGTCGCCCATGCGTCGAAGGTCGGCGCGGCGTCTGCCTGCGGTGAGTGAGCGGCGAGAAGCGCCTTGAACGCTTTAGCGTAGCCGTCATAGACTGACCCGGCTTCATAGCCGTGGCGTTCAACATGGGCCAGCGCCCATCGGACGGCTCCGCGCTGCTCATCGCTCAGACTCGCTGCGCCTATATTCGTGGTGGTCATGTTTGGTCTCGGTTAGGGTTTGACGCTGCCGGTTTTCACCCAGCGCGCGATGCCAAGCTCGCAAGCTGTCGTCAGTGCAACGCCGTTTGCCTTGCCAGCATGCGTTCGGGAATTGCCGCAGCCGCACCAGCAAGTTTTGCGGCGACCTGGGCGCTTAGGTAGCGGCTCGCTGTAGCGCACATGGTCAGCAGACGATCCCCATTCACCCCATCCTTCTGTGCCGCCGCGCATGGCCGCAGATAGCGCTTGGCGGCTGAAGTTGTTCAGGTCGGTCATGTCTATGCCCGTAACGTAGTGGGTCAGGCGGCCTCGCAAGACGCCATTGGAGTGAACGGACCGCACAGCGCGTAGACGGCATTCAGGACCAGCGCGTCTGGATCGAAATCAGCATCTTGACCGCAACTGGTTGCCCCTCTGATCGCGTAGCGCACCGCAGCTATCACCGCTTCGCGCTGCTCATGAGTGAGGATCGGGTGAGGCGTGTCAGCGGTCGTATCGCGCTCGCTGTCCCATTTGTCGCAGCGCGGCGCATATAGCCAGTGATCCTTCGGCAGGGGCAGACTAGCAGTGAAGAAAGCGCTGCCGTCGGGGAGAACTGCCTGATTTGTGCTCATACTCGCCTCAGTAGGGTTTCAGGTTTATTCGAAAAAGAAGCCGTCATGCGGACCGGCCTAAACACGCCGCGCTGTCTGCGCGGTTCGGGGCACTCTTTAGGGCGCCGGGCTTTTCACCAATCGATAGCCAAGTTTCTTTGCCGCGCTCTTGAGTAATCGAACAACGGCTGTGTCGTCGCCATCGCCGCGCGACCAAGGCTGCGAGTCAATGTGAGTGAAGGCGGTGTACCCGTCCAGCATGGCAAGCGTCTGGCAATCGGCGTGCACGCATTCGACCACGGTTCCGTAGCCGCCGATCGAAGCCATATCCTTTCGGGCCTTGTCATTCGCGTAGTTCATCGCGCGGGCAATCTTTCGGCCAAGTTCAAGGTCTTTCTCCCATTGGTGGGCGGCGTCGTTGTTTAGCATCACGACTGTTCGGTATCCCATTGCTTCCTCTTGGGTGGGCGCACCTATCCAAGCCTTACGCTGGAACCGCCATAAGGCCAATCAGCCGCTCGGGTAGGTGCGTGGGTGGTTAAGCGGCTTGCTTCCGGAGAGCCGCTTCAATGTGACGCATCAGTGCTGCACAGATCGGCTCGAAATCCGACTCGTGATAGAGCTTCGCGGCCTTGTCAGTTGCGGCATGCTTGAAACCCAGCGTCGCCAAGCCTTCAGCCGTCAGTGCGATCGGCGCCAGCCTTTCATTGATCTGGCCCAGGCGCAGCGTTGGAGCGCTCGTCGGGGCGACGCGAGGTGCCGGACGTGCAATCTGCGGAATGTTGAGTTCTCGCGGCGGCTCTACCACCTTTGACGACGCCTGCGCCGCCTGCACGGCGGCTTGCGCTACCTTTTCCGCTTCGGCCTGTTTGTGCTGCTCGATCCGCGTCGTGACGGCCAACTGGAAGTCTTCAGCCGGCTTCTGGATCAGTGTCTGCAGATCGCGAAACAGGAACGCGTGCTCGGCGTGCGGCTTGTACCAGTCCAGCTTGGTACGCAGATCCTTTGCCGCCGCGTCTGCCGCGATCTTCCCGTTAGCCAACGCCGTATCCAGCTTGTCGTACAGGCTGGCGATGGTCTTCAGCCCCTTGATCGCACCCACGAAATCCGGCGCCGGGACTGCGATGCTCACCTCGCCCAATTCGGCGTTCAGAGCTGCGACGTGATCCATGTACTTCTGTCGGCGCTCGGCGACTGCATTTTCCTTGATCTGCTTCTTGCGTTGCTCGACCATGCTGCTCAACGCGAGGCGCTTCACTCGCAACTGCTCCCGGATATGATCCACCGTCCGCATCAGTTCGTCGATGCTAGCCGTCTGCGCGATAGCAGCATTCTTCGCTAATTCAAGATTGTCTTCGGCCTCCTTGCAGAACTTGACCGTCGCATCCGCCTGGACGAAATCCTCGTCCGTCTTCAGATCGGTCTTGATGTTCGCAATGAACGTCTCGGCAGCCGATCGGAACGCCGGCAGGTTGCTTGTGATGACTTCGCCGCGGATCTGCACGGCGAGTGCCGGGAGAGCCATGATCGCATCGGCCTTGGGCTTCTCGGGAATATCGACGGGTACGTACTCGGCGAGGTCGCGTTCGAACTGCGCCCACCCCGCGCGCAGGCGTTCGAACCACGCCTCATCCGGGGAAATCTCGATGCTCTCTAGGTTCTCGCTAGTGCCGTCCGACGTGACGAAAATCACCTTCTTCGCGCCGGTCACCAGCATGATCTGCTGGCACTGCGGCCAGTATTCCTCGGGAAGGGTGCCGGCGCGCACCGATTCGGCCAGCGCGGCATTCCACTGCTTGTGCTCAAATGCGATCTCTTCCGACATCGTCAGACCGTCGCACGACGCAGAAAGGTCCCCGTCTGAACACGTCACCGGGTAAAGATCCTCTCCGATTAGATCCTCGATGATCGGCCGCGCCAGCGCTTCGACTTCATGGCCATAGTCCAGAATGTTCTTCTGAACCCAGTCACTGAATTCTTTCGCCGTCCCTGTATGCTTCATATGCAGCAGTTCGGTACGCTTTGCCTTGGTCGAAATGCCGAGCATTGATGAGGCTTCACTAGCCCCAAAATGCGTTAGCCTGAACTTAAGCCATTCCTCGCTTCCTTGAATCAAATTCTCAATCTTTCGCATCTTGACCTCACGGAATATGCTTCCACAACTTGCGATTTGCGATTTCGCTGGCGGTGCCCTGAGAAATTCCGTGTTCAGCAGCTACAGTTGCGAGCGGAACTCCTAGAGCTCTCTTTGATCGTATTTCGACTACATCGCGTTCGGTGATTTTTGACCAAGAGCATTTTTCGCCCTTGGGAGCGACAGCCACTTTTATTGCAACCATCTTGCTACGGTAGGACTGGTCTTCCCACATCCTGCGGCTCGCGGAAGACTTTCTTTCCTTTTCATCTGGCAAAGAGCACGCGAGTTTCATGGACTCGCTTTGCTTCTTCCTTTCTTTTGGATCGCTATATCTACGCCTTACTGCCGCCGATATAACTTCGGGATAGTTTTCCGGGAAAACCTGCAATGCCCTGGCCACCGCTAATTTCATCCGATGACTTTCTGGCCTCACCTTACCTCTCTGGCCGCTTCCGATTTTCTTTCGAACGACATCAGGCGGATTACTAACACCATCGCCACCGTCCGTCTGATTCGCAAGTTCATGCCCTTCTCGGCGCAATTGCGAGATCTGAATGATCTCGTCAGAAAGCGCCTCAATTTCCGAATCGCATGGGAAAACGAACACCTTGATGTTTTCCCGTCCGTACTTCGTAATAATGTTGCTGTGATGCGGATTCCTGCGGCGTAGATCGAATGCTCTGTTACCGCTCCCCTTGCCTACATAGAACGGTGAACCGTCTGGCTTGCAGTGAAGGTACGTGTAGAACTGGTCTACTACCTTAGTCATTCTCCGCTCTCCGGCGTTTTGACCCAGCTCGCGATCTCAACCTTTTGATCGTCGCTAAGAATTTCCTTGGTTTGAATGGTGGCGATCAGATCGTTGACGGACTTCTTGCCCGATTCGATCGTCGCCTTCCATCCGGCCTTCTTTTTCTCGAATGACTCGGCGGTACAAGGACCGACTTTGCCGCCCTCGGGTTCGCTGCCGCCCTGCTCAGCCTTGTTCTCCATGACTGTCTTCCACGTTGCCTCGCCATCCTTGATCGCGCCGTAGATGCCGCGCAGATCGACCAACTCGTGCGGCGAGCACGTGTCAAGCGTGTGCCCCAGATACTTCGTCAGTTCCTCGACCTTCACGCCTATTTCGGCGAAGGCGTCGGCGATGCGCTTGCGCTCCGCGCCGGGGTCGCGTGCGGCTTCGTTCATGCGGACTGCCTTGATGATTTCCTCGGCTTCATCCTGCAGATCGCCGGGTATGATCCGAAGGCCGAGCGTGCGAACCGCCTTTGAAATCAGAGCGCCGCGCTTGTTGAGCAAGTCGTCATCGTTGGCCGGGACGGTGTAGACCATCTTGCCGTAGCTATTCTTGCGGACCGAGATATACGAACCGTCGTCGGCCGGCTTCGATCGCTCGACCGTCTTCGACACCCGCACATCCAGCGGATAGGTCAGATTCGATTCGAGGTCCGTCACACTGACGCAATGAATCTCCTTCGCGTCATCCTCAAATGTCATGGACGTCTCGACAAGCACGTTCTTCATGCAACGCAACGCGACTTCCACGAAGCGAATCCCCAGGCCCTCTACACCCTGACCGATCGGCTTGCGGTAGTAGGCGCTCTTGTTGTGCGCGAACGAGGGGCGTTTGCATTCCGCCATAAGATCCTGTCGAACCTGATCCCAGTTGCGCGGCTGCCGCATTGCCATAACGTAGCGGGCCTCCACCATCGCTTTGGCTTTGGCGGCAATGGCGGTTGATGCAGTCTCAACCAGCGCATGCGTAGATTCTTGCGCGCCAAATTCCTGACGCGTGGTTAGTGCTGTACTCATGCTTCCACCGTAGGTTTGTTGTCGATAGCGAGATATGTCTGAATCTGCCGGTCGATCTCGGTGACACGTTTGTTAAACTCTGCCGCCAAGCGCTTCTTCTCGGCCTTGAGGTTGTCCGCGAGTTGCTGGCGCGGGTCGAATTTATCCGGGATGTCAGCGTTGATTTCGTGCGGGCCGATCAATGCGTAATCGCGGAAATGCTCCAATTTATGCAGTTCGCCATTTGTCCAGAATGAGTACTCCGGGCCTTCGATCATCTTGCACGTCGCAGCGTCGAAGTGCCGTGTGCCTTTTGCGTACAAAAATCCTTGGATCTTGATATTCATCTTCTTCCCCTATCCCTTACTGTTTAGATAGCCGCACCCGCCCGAAGCGCCACACAGAGCCACCAGAAGGCCCCAATGGCAATACCGCACCCAATCGCATAGAGCCAGCTTCGATCCTCGCTTTTGCGCTCGACCTTCCAAGTGCTGTAAGGTCCGAATGCGTCACTTAGTGAGCGCGGTGTGCGGTATCGGTCGTGCTGAATGTCTCTGGAAAACATCGTCAGGCTCCAAGAATTTTCGTGACAACCAGCGCGCCGAA